GCCTCCTGTTGTTGTAAAAGCAACTGGAGCTCCAACCGTGCCAGTGTATCCAGTTCCTAAAGCTGTTGCGTTTGTTGTTGGTACTGGAACTATAATATCTACTGCTAAACCTGCTGGCACAGTAGCGGGTGAATTAGGTACGGTAGTTACAGCTGTTGTTGATAAATTTACACCTGTCACATAACCTGAACCTGCTGCAAATCCTGCGTAAAAAGGATTAGCACCTGTAAAGGTAGTATCTAAGTTTAATGCTGTGACTTTATTCTGTATACCTTCTACACCTGATAGTATAGCTCTAACGTTACCTGCTCCTCCAACGTATATTACAGAACCATTTAAATTAGTACCTAGTGTTCCTGACTGGTTTTCAAACAACCAAGCTGAAGAACTTACTGGCACATCAGCTATATTTGCTACACCTGCTCCACCTGCTGCTGTAAGAGGTAATGCTTTACCTACGGCTCCGTTTGTTATTCTATATATTCCCATAATTTTTATTTATTTTTTATTGATTTTGCTTTCTCCCAGGTTCTACCTACAAAGTAAGCCCCGTATACGGTAACCAATAATGTTTGAAATATTGGTATGTATTCTTTTGCTATTTTAAATTCTCCTATATTTCCATCTGTAAAAGCAAGTAAGCTAAATACAAATGTTAAAAACACTAAAACCAAAGGTCTAATGTTTTTAGGTAACCAACTATCAGAATTCATATCTGCATTCCAACGATCAGTTACTTGTTGCTGAGCATTATTGTCAGCTTCTTCAAGTATGATTTGAACTTGTTTCTTTATCTCAAGTTTTTCCTCCTCGGTGGTAGTAAGCTTATCGATAGCATTACCAATCTCTTTGATAACACCACCTGTTAGCCATGCAAATAATTTATTCATTTAAAGCTTTTATTATTTTTTTCCTGTCACTAAGTACTTTCTTTTTTTTAACACCAGGAGTTAAAGTAGTTCCTTTGTAGTCGTAATCATTGATAGTTCCTTTTCTTTTAACAGCTCCTGGATAACGTTTTTGAACCTCTTCATCTCTTGTTAGAGCTTTTTTATCTTTGTC